TTCCATCTTGTATTTGCACTTGGTTCAGGGCTGTTATAAATATATAAATTATTATTTAAAATAAATTCTTTTCCAAAACCAAAAATATCACCTGTATCTGAATAAGTTTGTTGAGAAACATATGTACCATTTCCATCATCAGTATATACTTGAGTATTTGTTGTATTTACTGCAATAACAGAAGTAGTACTTATAGGATGAATATTATTTAAACTATTTCTCATAGTAGCCGTAATAATATCAGATCCTGCCCAAGTTCCTGCATTTGCATAAACAGAGCTAATTGCCATTTTTAATTCCTTTTATTAGTTAAATTGTGCACCACCAGTTGCAATAAAATCATTATAATCAATTGAACTTGTTTGTACAATTTGTGAAGTTGAATCAGTATAAGTAATTATATTGTTGTTTGCACTAGCACTGAAATTATTTAAATTATTAATTGCTGAAGCTACAGCTGTAGCAGTTTCTGCAACAGTTGAAGACATAGTAGCTGTTAAAACCGTACCATAATTATTTAAAGATAATTCCCATTTTCTTACAGGATTTGTATTATCATAATTACTATCTAATGTAATTGTATATGTATTTGTTGTACTTGGCCTTGTTAAAATTAATTCTCTAACTTTTGAAGCTGTAGTTATTTTTACATTAGTATCACTTAAAAGTTTAATTGATATAATACCACTAATAGTTTCTACCTCAGTAGTTACTTGTTCATATCTGTGATAATATTTTATTTTAGTTCCATTATACCAAACAATAATATTTTCATTTGAATCTACTATATTGTTACTAATATCAAAATTTGATAATGTTGTTAATATTGCCATTAGTTAAACTGTGCGCCCCCTGTTGCTCCTGTTGTAGGAGGAATTAAGAAATAATTCCATATTTGACCTTCAGTAGTTGAACTATTATAAAGTAAAACATCATCTCCCATAGCAGAAACATTAAAATTTTGAACTCCACCTGCATTTGTTGTAGCATAATGTGACCAAGTATTTGTAATTAATCTAAATGAATATAATTCAGTATTAGACATTACATATATAGTTGAAGTACCTATACATACAGATCTTCCAAATCCATTTGAAACACCTCCTGTTACTAATGAAGATAATTCTAAAGTTCCATTAACTTTAACACTATTATTTGAACTATCAGCAACTAAAAAACCTGTTGCATTCCAATCTTGAGCATTGTTGATTGCTTTTCTAATTGTAGTATTTTGTATATCATCAGCTAAATTAATATGTAATAATTCTTTTTGTGTTACATTACCTCTTGTTCCTGTAAAACTTAATTCTTGTTCTTCTGTTGTTGCTGTACCAGAATTAAAATTTGTAGGAAATGTAATAGATCCTGAACCATCAGTTCCACCAGTTCTAGTAATTGTATTAATTGTTGAACCAGCATAACCTATTTGTTGAACAGCATTAATATCTGTAAAATCATCTCTTATATTAGATCCTGTATTACTATCTCCATATTTAATTTGAGTAAATCTGTTTACAACACCATAAGGATTTTTAACATTATTAGGATCAATAATAACACCAGAATTTCCTGAAGTAATGCCACCAGAATCTGGTCTAAATACACCAAAATTATAAGCATTAGAAAATGCCCCTCTTGCAAATTGGTTTATTGGTCTTACCCAAAATACCAATGTATCTGTAAAATCTATATCAAATACTTTATGTGTAATTGTAGCACCTTCAGTAAATGGACCTGTTGATGTTCTAAATGAAATATTAAATTCTCTATCAGCAATAGCATTATTAACGTTATTTCCAACATATATTTCAAATGTTTCTGTTAATCCAGTTGGTACAGTCCATCTTAATTGAACAAATGGAGTAGTAGAATCTGTATCATTACTAATTGATGTTAAATCTGTAATTGATCCAAAATTTCGTGGATTAGCTAAATTTGTATTAGGACTTGTTGAAAATTCTGTTAATGCCTCTTCTGTATATGCATCTGCATTATATTCTTCAGCAGTAATTAAATATCCTGAAACACCTTCATCTCCCATTTCAGTTTCACTAATAGAATTAATTTTAAATAATTTACTTGAAAAACCATAAACATTATTTGTAACTGATATTATATCCGTAACTTGTAATGCTAATGCTCTTGTATCTGTTCTAAATGAAATAATTAAATTATCTCTTGATTTTTTAATAATAACATTACCAACTCTTTGAGCCATAACATTATTATTTATAAATTTTAATCTTGTATTTTGAATTAATTCTGGTTCATTATATGCTTTTAAATTACTAGGTAATTCTAAAAATACTTGATCATCTTGATATCTTTCATCATAAGAATTAAATGAAATATCCATTTTATTTAATGAACTATTAAAACCATCATTAACTATTGTAAAATCACCATACATATTATCAGAAGTAAATGACATTACAGATGATCCTGTAGTATCAGAAGTAATTTGAAATTTACCTAAATGATAACCAAATATTCCTTGAGAACAAATAACTAAATCAGAAATATTTAAATCTCTTTCATCATTAGTATTTAAAGATCCATTTGTTGTATATCTTTTATTTTGTACACTATTTCCATTTTTATCTGTATGTGTAATTAAAGTATCACAAAATGTTTTATGAGCAATAAATGAATCTAAATTTACATCAGTATCAGAAATTATATTACCACATCCATAAATATTATTTGTTAAATAATCTAATAAACATTCAGCTGGATTATTTGAGTATGATGTAGTATTTGATAAAGTAGAACCAGTAAAAGTTCTAACTAATTTACCTTCAACTTCTGCACCTAATTTACTAGTCAAACCAGTTACAGATTCATCTCTATTATATTTTAATTCCACATATAAATATGCAACATTAGGCATTGTTCTATTTGCAGCATTAGTATTCCATTTAGTTGAAAATGTTTCCATAGGAGAACATCTGCCTCCTGCTGGAAATTTTTTAACTGTTAAATTACCATTTAAAAAATCATCACTATTACCATTTACATCTGTTGCATTTGTTACATTACCATTACTATCTAATGTTAATTGAAAATTATCCCACCAAATATTACCAATAGTATTAATAGGACCTTCACATAAAGATATAATAAATGCCATTGTTTGATTATCAGATGTTATATCTGCAAATGTAATTGAACCAAATACTCTTCCTTGTCCATAAATAATAGGAAGTTTATTATCAGGATTAGAAGCTATTCTTTGTTTAACTCCAGGATCTGGGGCTGTATCTAAAGATCCACCACCTGCAGGTACATCTGGAGCAAATAATTTATTTGCAATAAATGAAACTGCAACTGATAATACAAACCTAGCTAACATACCTTGCCAACCGGCTGATGAAAGTACTGTTATAACTGGTGCAGCTGCTGCCATAATTAAATTTCCTTTTTATACATTGATTGAAATTCTTTATAGTTCAATTTATTAAAATTAATATTTGTTGTTGGTATTGAATAATAAATTATTTCTTTTACCTCTTTATGATTTTCTTTTACCATTTTTTCAAATGCTTTATGCATTCTATAAAATACAGAAGATCCTCTTTTATTAGGATGTACCCATGTTATTAAAACATGTAATTGTATTAAATTTGGATTTAATAAATTAGGAAATTTAAGACCCATTATCATTCCATTATATTCATCATTATCTTGTGATATTATAGAAGTTTTATCTTTTGCTATTGCATTAAATAATCCTTTGTAGTATTCTGTATTATCATCTTTAAATTGACCAAAGTCAAATTCTTTTCTATGTTGTTCAAGTAATTTTACACCTTGATCAACATCTTTATGTTCTCCGATTCTTATCATTATATTTATTCTCTTTACTATTCTTCTTCTGCTCCAAATCTTGGATTAAAATCTACCATTGCAGCAACAAATTCCATTGATGCATCAGTTGAGTTATATTGTTTAAATGAACTATCAGAAGTAAATCTACCTGATTTAGTTTCTAATATAGCACCAACTATATTTTTACATTCAACGGATATATTAACATTACCAGTATCAGTATTTTCTTCGTCAACTGAATGTGAATTAATTACACCTTGCCATTTTTGATAAACTTGACCTTGAACTTCATTAGTTTCATCATTCCAAAAAGCTTGAAATATTGTAACTATACCACCAATAGCATTTACATTTTCTAAAACAGCTATAATTGTATTTGGTAAACCATTTAATTTTATAGTTATTGCATTAGTTTTTACATCCTTAGTTTCTTCAACAGCTGATAAACTTACAACATTAGACCCTGGTATATATGTATCACCATTATATGTAATACTTTTATAACCTGTATTTAAAAATAAACTATCATTATTATTATTAGTTACTTGAAATTTAATTAATTGAATTGGATAAGTATTTGTTTGTGATGCTTCAGCTAAAGTAGTTGAATCTATTGTTTTCATTATAATATCTCCTGAAAATAAAATGTAGCATATTGATAATAATTAAATCCTGGACCAGGAACAACTGTAACATTTGGTCGTCCATTTAACATCATTTTAAATTGTACTCCACTTCCATAAGTAATAGTATCAAGACTTGTAATAGTATTAATTGCACCTGTCATTAATTTAAAACTTATTATATTATTACTTGCAGTTGCATCTGCTTTAATTTGATATACTTTAGTGCTTGAACTAAATTGTATAAAATCACCAGCTTTAACATTACTTGAATTATCTACATTAGCTAATTGAACATCAACTCCATTTGTATTAGCATTAACTATAGTTTTTGTTAAACCAGATTGATTAACTAAAGATCCATTAGCAAAAGTTAAGTTAATATTTGTTGGTATATTAGTTGTTTTAAAATCAATACCATCTTGTAAACCTAATAATTCAGCTTCAACTTCATCATATTTTAATTTAGTTAATAATGGTAAATCTAAATCCATAGAATAAAATGTTGGACTTCCTCTTTCCAACCTAGCATATCCTGAATTAGATATTGATCTTCTGATTCTGGCAGTTCTATTAAGTGATATATTATTTGTATATTCAAATATTTTTGACATTATCTTCCCCTATTTCTTAAACCAGCAGTATCCCTAGTATAATTTTTATTAGCTCCACCTACATGAGATGGACTTGTTGATATAACAGATCTAATTTGATCAATTGCTCTTTGATCTACATTTCCAGATATATTAATTGTATTATTAACTACTGAACCCATAGATTGTTGTGATTTATTTCTTGGTATAATAACTTCACCAGGAGTTAACATAGCAGGAACTCTATCAGTATAAGGTGCACCACCAGGTACAACTCCACCTTTATTAAAAAATTTAAAGAAACTTCCGCCTCCTCCGCCTCCTCCGCCACCGGCTGCGGCAATTGCGATTTGTAAAGCTAATTGTTTAGTTTTTTCTGCAGTAATTTGTTTTTCAGTATTAATTTTTTTCTTACCAAAATGTTCAAATAATTTTTCTATACCTAATTCAATACTTTTTCTTAAAATAGTTTCAGCTATAGTTTGTAAAACACTTCTAAACATATTTTTAGTAATTTCTAATAATGAATTACCTTCTCTTAATCCATTTACCCATGCATCTCCAATTGTATTTGAAATTAATTGAGCTTCAATACCAGATGCATGTAATAAATCTCTATATGTTGTTTGATTAGCATTAGCTATAGCTTGATCACGAATAAAATGTCTATTCATTGTAAATATTCGTTCATTTAATGCTTCTATATCTGCTTGTTTTTTTAAAAATGCAGGATCAGTTGCAGCACCAAAATTAGGTTTTGATTTAGGATCCCTTTCAGCTCTTGGTGTAGTTTTTGTTCCTGAAAATAATTCTTTTTGTTTTTTATTTAATGTTGTGTAAGAAGCAATAACTTCATTAGCTTCCATTTTTATTGCATTAAGTTCTGCACTTAATTTTTTAGCAGCTTCTTCTGCTTCTGCTGAAGTTTTTGGAAATATTTTTAATTTAGAAATAAAATTAAGAACAGATAATTGAGCTTCTTTCATTTTTTGTATAAAAAAATCTTTAATTGTATTTACAACTTTCATTATAGCATCATTAAATGCAATAAATGCTACAACACCTACTTGTATTGCAGTTATAACAATACCAACTATATTGGCTCTTAATGCTACATTTAAAGCAGCTAAACTAATTGTTGCACCTTTAATAGCTGTAGCCATTATTACAAATTGTGCAGCAATACCTGCTACAAATGTAGCTACTTTTAATCCAATAAATACTTTAAATCCAGTAACTAAAAGATTTATATTTTTAGATACAAACCTAATTGCATCTTCAATATTTCTAAATGCTTGTGCTAAATTATTACCAACAGTTTTTGCTAATTCTTTTAATTGAGTATCATTTCTTTTAAAATTACCAACTAAATCAACTAATTGTTGTTTAACACCTTCAAATAAAGGTTGAGCAGCGGCTTGTCTAAATCTAAAATAAGCATCTTGTACAAATGAAACCTGTGCTTCTAAAGTTTGTTCAAAATCTTTTGTTGCTTTAGAAAATTGACCACCACTACCAAATACTTCAAAAAATCTTTTTCTAGTATCTTCAATTGATACTTTAGCACCAGCTTCAAATCCTAACATTGCTCTAACACCTCTTTCTCTGAAGACGTCAGCAGCGGCTATACCACCAGCAAATGCTCTTTGAATTTGTTCAGCAGTTTGTCTAAAAT